TATGTGTATGCAACAGTACATGGAGACTTAGCATGAGTAAAGCAGCAGAATTAGCAAAGATGGGTGAAGTCCTAACCAATAATCAGATTGGTGGGCGAAGGAATATGCTTATTAATGGTGCTATGAATGTAGCACAAAGAGGAACATCTAGCACGGGATTAGGTGCAAGTGCAGGGTATTTTACATTAGATAGATGGAAAATGGATTTTAATGCTACAGCAGGTCGTTTAACAATGACACAAACTGCTGATGGTCCTAGTGGTTTTGCTAATTGTCTAAAATTAGATTGTACTACAGCAGATACTTCTATTGCAGCAGGTGAATACATTATGTTAGAGCAAAGACTTGAAGGACAAGATATTCAAGGTATCTGTAAAGGAACAGCAGATGCAAAACCTGTAACTGTTAGTTTTTATGTAAAAGCTAATGGGTCTTTTACTTTTGGTCTTGAACTTTCTGATAACGATAATACTAGACAAATAACTAAACTTTTTTCCACAACTACAAGTTGGGTTAGACATGAAATTACTTTTCCTGCTGATACATCAGGAGAATTTGATGATGATAATGCTCGTAGTTTACTTGCTACTTTTTGGTTACACGCAGGTTCAACATATTCAGGTGGTACATTAAATTCATCTGCTTGGGCAAGTAGAACTCATGCTAATCGTGCTGCAGGAGTTGGTAGCTTTTTTTCTAGCACCGACAATGAATTTTATATTACAGGTGTTCAAATGGAAATTGGTTCTACTGCCACACCATTTGAGCATAGAAGTTATGGGGAAGAATTTAGATTGTGTCAAAGATATTATCAAGTTGTACCTAAATATACTTTTTTTACAGGTGCTGTAGAAGTAGGTAGTGATAGCATGAGAGGTGGAGTTCCTCTATCTGCTCCATTAAGGGCATCTCCAACAATAGGAAATATTAATCTAACCAGACATGATGATGATGATAATACCTTTAGTAATAAAGCATATGCAGTATATGCTAATAGTGGCTCGTATGAAGTTGATGGCACAACAGGCTATTTGTCGGTTGCTTTTAGTAGCAATTTAAGTAGTGGAACTGACAATCATAATTGTACTGCTCTGTATGGAACAGATGGCACACTAGATGCAGAATTATAGGAGTTAAAATATGCTTATAGAAAACACTGTTTGGATAAAAGACCCCATTGATAAAAAAACAAATATTGCTATTAGTTGTACTATAAATGGTCAAAATGTAAGTGTTCCACTAGACTCTGCCAACACACACTATGATGAAATACTAAAACAAGTAGACGCAGGAACAATAACCATAAAGGATGCAGATTAATGTTTGGTGGTCATTTTGCATTTAGTGAAGTTGCATTTGGTGATGTAAAGATGTTTACCAGAGAGCATTGGAGGAGTATAATACCTACAGGAGATGAAACATGGTCTTCTATATCTCCTTCTGGGGATGAAACATGGGCGGCAATTTCTCCATCTGGAGATGAAACATGGACTGATGTAGGTCCTAGAATTATATAAGGATAGAAATATGGCAAGTACATATACAGCAAATGCAGGAATAGAAAAGATAGGTTCTGGAGAACAGTCGGGAACTTGGGGAACAACGACCAATACCAACTTTGATATTATAGACAGAGCTATAAATGGTGTAGGTTCTATATCACTGTCTGGGACAACTCATACATTAACCACCACTGATGGAGCATTGTCCGATGGTGGTTATAAAGTGTTATCTTTTACAGGTGCTTTAGGTGCAAATAACACAGTAACTATATCGCCAAATGATCAAGACAAAGTTTATTTTATTTATAATGGTACAACAGACTCTGGTAGTTCTGGTCCTTATTCTGTTATTTTAACGCAAGGTTCTGGAGGCAATGTAACTGTACCGAATGGTTCTTTTAAAATTGTATATGCCGATGGTGCTGGATCTGGTGCAAAAGTAACTGATGTAACAAGTGCTTTAGATGTGTCCGCTTTAAGACTTGGAGGCACAGCAATTACATCAACTGCCGCAGAATTAAATATTATGGATGGTGGTACATCTGCTACATCAACAACAGTAGCTGATGCAGATAGAGTCGTGTATAACGATGCAGGGACCATGAAACAAGTAGCCGTTACAGACATGAGCACATATTATAACGCTAATGCTTTTTCTGTCCCTTCTGCTATAACCAGTTCAAGTTCAACTTTAACGCCAAGTGCCGCTAAATCAATTTACCAAAGAGTAGACAGTTCAAGTAACAATGTTGCTTTAACTCTAGCTGTTGGAAGTTTAGCGGCAGGACAATATATTATTGTGGATAAAACCTCCACAAGTAATACTTTAACTTTATCGTACCCATCTAATTCACAAGGAGTTTCTTTAGGTAGTTCGGTAGAATTTGCTTTTGCAATTTATAATGGAACTCATTTTTCATTTATAGAAACAGTTAAATCATAGGTAGTTAGATGATCCCTTTTTTAAGTAATGTAGGGTTTACAACAGTAAGTTCATCAGGAACTTTAAACGATAAAGCAGGTACATCTAAAAGCAAATTACCTGTGCAAGTTTTTAGATTAACTGACAATATTTCTGGTAACTTAACAATGAGTAATGATAGTGCTCATAAAAAAATAATATTAGACACAAATGGCAATAACATTTTAAACTCTAGTGGATCTCCTATAACCAATAATTCAAGCACAGCTTTAGAAATAATAGGAAGTGGTAATGTGCAATCTACTTTAAAAACTTTTACTGCAACTCAAGCATCTAATTCTTACACTGGCACAACTACACCAAGTAATAGTGACAGTTCTACAGTTATTGTTGATGACGATCATACTTATAATGCTACGGGTCAGTCTGTAACTTTTGCTAGTCTTTCTAGTAACCGACCTGTAGTTCCTTCTGGCACTACGATTGTTGTTAGTGGCTCTAATGTAACAGCAGGTACAACTTTATCTACTTCTCAAACACAAACTGTTTTAGGAACAACTGGAAGTCCTAATATAACTTCTGCTACAGTTACAATAGGTAGCAGTGTTTCAACTGTATCAAATCCATCAACCACAATATCTGCAAGTGGAACTACCCTTTTAGCATTAGCTTCATCAAACACAAATAACACTGGTAGTCAAGCAATTTATAATGGATGGGGTTATACTGGCACAGCTTTTAGTATGTATAATTATTATATGGAATATGATGAAAGTGAAGGATGGCGTGGCCCTTATGCTATTGGTCATTCTGATAATTATTTAATTGGTAGTGGTAGTGGTGGAGTGTTTGAGTCGGAAGGAGTGGGTGTAGGAGATGTTTCTGGGGGTGTAACAAATGTCACAGCTTCTGGTGTTACTGTTGTTACAACAGGAAGAAGAATAAGATTTACAAATAATTTAGCGATTGCTGTTGCAATTACTGGAGATGACAATCCTTTTGGTTCTGTGTCTGTATCAGCAGGTGCGACCCAAACAGCAACAAGAGACTCAACTGATGGTTCTTTTGATATAGTAGGAACGATTAGTGGTACTAATGGAAGCAGTCAACCTTATGCTTTAGCTCCCGTCAATAGTGGTACAGGAAGTATTGTTACTTCGGGTTTAACAGGAACTTTATCAGCGAGTGCTTTATAATGCCAATGAAAACTTTAAAATTTAAGCCGGGAATAAACTCAGATGTCACATCATACAGTAATGAAGGTGGGTTTATTGATGGCAACAAAATAAGATTTCGTTTTGGTTTTCCAGAAAAAATAGGCGGCTGGGTAAAACATAACGCTAATACTTATCAAGGCAAAGCAAGAAGATTGCATAATTGGGTTGCTTTAGATGGTTCAGATTATTTAGGTATTGGAACGCATTTTAAATACTATATTGAAGAAGGTACAACTTTTAATGATATAACACCTGTTAGAGCTACAACAAGTTCTGGAGATGTTACTTTTTCTGCAACAAATGGTTCATCAACTGTAACTGTTACAGATTCGGCACATGGAGCAAACTTAAACGATTTTGTTACTTTTTCTGGTGCGGCAACTTTAGGTGGTTTAGTGACAGCAACAGTTTTAAATCAAGAATATCAAATACAAAGTCTTATAAGTTCTAATCAATACACCATTACAGTTGGTGTTACAGCTAACAGTTCTGATACAGGTAATGGTGGAAGTAGTGTTGTAGGAACATACCAGTTAAATGTTGGTACAGACTCAACTATTGGTGGTACTGGTTGGGGAGCAGGTCAATGGGGTGGCACAACAAGTGGTGCTTTAGCCACACAACTTAACGAAGCATTAGACGATAGTGAAACAGCTATTGATGTAGATAGTGCTACGGGTATTGTGGCAACAGACACTATTTTAATAGAAGAAGAATTAATTACAGTTGGCACATTATCATCTAACACATTAGGAACTGGTGGTGGCCCATCAACTAGGGGTGCAGATGGAACAACTGCTGCTACTCATTCAGATAACACCCTTGTTAGATTGGCAAAAGGTAATGCAGATTCAACCAATGATTTTGTGGGTTGGGGACAAGCATCCTCCCTTACTGTATCTGGGGCTAAAATAAGAACATGGTCACATGATAATTTTGGAGAAGACATACTTATAAATCCAAGAGATGGAGCAATTTATTATTGGGATAAAACAGACGGACTTTCTACAAGAGCCGTTGAGTTAAGTGCAACATCTTTATATTCTGGAGAAACAAGTGTACCAACTATTGCAAAACAAGTTTTAGTATCTGACCAAGATCGTCATGTCATTGCTTTTGGTTGTGATGGATTAGGTGCTAATTCTAGTGCTACTCAAGGTAACGGCACACAAGACCCTTTGTTAATTCGTTTTTCTCACCAAGAAAACCCAGTTGATTGGTTTCCTACTGCCACAAATACAGCAGGCGATTTAAGACTTGGTGGAGGATCAACTTTTGTTCAAGCCGTAGAAACCAAACAACAAATACTTGTTTTTACAGATAAAACAGTTCACGCCATGAAATTTATTGGACCGCCTTTTACTTTTGGTCTTCAAGAGCTTTCTAAAAATATCACTATAATGAGTCCAGCTTCTGCTATTGCTGTAGACGATGCAGTGTTTTGGATGGGCAGAGATTCTTTTTATGTGTATGCAGGACAGACTGCACCTTTACCTTGTACTGTTAAAGACAAGGTATTTTTAGATTTTAATTTTGAACAAAAAGATAAAGTTCATGTAGGATTAAACACTGAATTTAGTGAAATAATTTGGTTTTATCCAACAGCCAGTAGTACAGATATAGATGCTTATGTAGCTTATAACTATATGGAAAAAGTCTGGTATTATGGAACATTGGCTCGTGATGCCTGGTTAGATAGAGGAATAAGAGATTTACCACTGGCAACAGGTGGAACATATTTATATAACCACGAAACAGGGTACGATGACGATGGTTCTGCTATGACAGCTTACATTGAATCTGCTCCTATGGATATTGGTGATGGGGATAAATTTGTATCAATAAAACAATTAATTCCAGACATTACTTTTGATGGTTCAACCAGTGTTAACCCAGCCGTTTCTTTTACAGTAAAAGCAAAAAACTATTCTGGAGGCGATTATGACCAATCTGGTTCTGGCACGGCACAAAGATCAGCAACATCTCCAGTAGAACAATTTACAAATAAACTAGACTATAGAATAAGAGGTAGATCTTTTGCTATAAAAGTAGAGTCTACTGATAAAGGAAGTAAATTTAAATTGGGTACACCAAGAGTGGATATGAGAGAGGATGGTAGAAGGTAATGTTAATTACAAGTATTCCTCAATATGTACAAGGCATAACAAATGCAAAAGTTGATTTAACTAACACAAATGATACAGTTTTATATACTGCACCGAGTGATGCAGATTTTAATGCGTCAATTGTTAATTCAATACTTGTGTCTAATGATTCTGGCAGTGCAGATACAATAACAGTAACACTTGTTTCTGGATCAGATACTTTTAGTCTTTTTAAATTAGAAGAGGTTGGTGCTTTAAGTTCTAAAGAATTATTGTTAAAAGATTTAATTTTACAAAGTGGTGAAATAATAAAAGTACAAGCAGCGACTGGAGCTAGACTTCATGTTGTTGCAAGTATACAAGAGATAACAAAACAAAGAATAACAACAAGTGCTTTAGCCAATATATAGCATTGAACAAATGGCAAAAAATTGATAAAATGGTGAATCATGGGAATATTTAAAAATATCACAAAAACATTAAAGAAAGCCGCACCAATTATAGGTGGGACAATTGGTTTCATGGTCGGTGGACCTGCTTATGCAGCCCTAGGTTCTGGTATTGGAAGTCTTGCTGCAGGTAGAAGCACAGAAGAAGCTTTAATGTCAGCGGCATTAGGTTTTGGTGTAGGTAGTCTTGGTCAATCAATGGGTTATGGTCCAACGGCAGCTAAATTAACAAATGTTGCCGCACCAGTAAGTGGAGCAGCATATGGACCAGAGACTTTAATACCACAAATATCTAAAACAGCAGCTCCAACTTCATTTCTTGATAAAGCTATAGGGTTTGCTAAAACACCAACTGGTATTGCAACAATAGGTGGACTTGGAGCACTTGCTTTAGGTGGGTTAGATGAAGAGGAAGAAAAAAAAGGTACAATGAGACCTTATCCAACGGGTAAATCAAGATTAGGTGTAGGTTTAATTGGGGATAAGAAATACAATTTAAATGACGATGAAGAAAGAAAAGAATATTTTAAAGAAGTAAGAAAAAGACAAGGCATTGAAACATTAGCAGGTGGAGGCGAGGTCAACGGACTAGGGACTGGTACAAGTGATTCTGTGCCTGCAAGATTATCCGATGGTGAGTTCGTATTAACTGCTAAAGCTGTAAGAGGTGCAGGTGGTGGAGATAGGGACTTGGGTGCAGCGAGAATGTATGATATGATGTCTGAATTAGAAAGGGTCGCATAATGGCTACAGCAACACAAGAACAAATGATAAGGTTAGCTCCCTTTCAAGAGCAATTTTTAGCCGACATATTTAAAAGTGCAGAAGGATTAACAGGCGAAGGTACACAAATGCCTTATTCTGCTCAACAGTTAGCAGATTTATCTGCTGCTCAACAGCAAGCTATAACAGAAGCTACAAAAGGGGTAGGTTCTTACGCACCTTATTTGCAAAAAGGAGCAGAAGCTATTGGTCAAGGTATTGGTGCATTAGGAACGGCTCAAGAGTATACTGCGGGTGCAGGATACACGCCAACTGCTTTTAGGCAGTTTATGGATCCTTACATGGAAGATGTAATTAGAAGTCAAGAACGAGACATTGCTAGACAAGGACAACAACAACAATTACAAGCACAAGCAAGTGCGGCAGGTGCAGGTGCATTTGGTGGATCAAGACAAGGTATAATGCAAAGTGAGATTGCAAGAAATGTGCAAGACCAACAGGCAAGAACGGGTGCAGCGTTAAGATCACAAGGATTTGCTCAAGCACAAGCAGCGGCTCAACAAGCAGCACAACAACAATTAAGACAAGCACAATTGACTGGTCAATTAGGACAAACAGTTGGTGCATTAGGAACACAAACAGCGGCACTTGGACAATTAGGACAACAGATGGGTGTTCAAGATGTTAACACATTATTAGGTATTGGTAGCCTTCAACAAGGTCAAGCACAAAAAGGACTTGATATTGCAAGAGCAAATGAGTTAGCACAACAAGCATTACCATATCAACAAGTTGGTTTTATGTCTGATATATTTAGAGGTGTCCCAGCGTTGCAACAAACATATTCTACAACCACAACTCCTAAACCAAGTGTGGGTTCACAGATGCTTGGATTAGGAATCGCGGGTCTTGGAGCAGTAGGAGCAGCTGGTGGTTTTGGTAACTTTTTTGGTGGACCTAGACCTATGGGAAGAGCATAATGGATACATTAAATAGAAGAATGTTTCGTAAAAAAGGTGGTGGTGCTTCTGGTATCATGGCTTCTGGGCCAGAGTTAATTAAAAGATTTAACGGTGGTACTTTTAGTTTTGGTAATATGCCACCTGCCATAACAACACCTTTTTTAAGAAGTTCTGGTGTAGATGAAAAAGGTTTTGCTACAGGATCTTTACTAAATTACACACCTCCTGGTTTTAGTTCTACAACTAATATAAAAGATCGTACCGCTATGGGTAGCGAAAATCCTCCTCTACCAATAGATGGTGGTTTAGAAAAGTTAGTACAAAAACAAAGAATTAAAGACAAAGAAAATAGACAGATAGATAGACCAGAAGAGTTTACTGGAGATACTTCTGGAACATATTCAATTAACCAGACAAGTCAAAACATATTAAATAAAGAAGAAAAACAACCAAAAGGTAAAAATCTTGGTGCAAGGCTTGATAAAAGTGATCCAATGCCAGGTGGTTTGTTTGATGAAAATGTAACTGAAGCAGAAGCAGAAGCAGCTTTAAAACCATCAAGCACTGGAACAAGTGGTTTTGATCTTACTGGAACAAAAGAAGCAATATTAAAAGAACAAAAAGCAATACAAAATGCTTATCAATCATTTAATTTAGGTGATATAGACAAAGCAAACATTCTTGGTGACACCTATGAAAATCATGCTAAAAACTTTTTTAAAACTTTAAAGAAAAGACCAGAAGAGGTTACTTTTGAAGATGTGAAAGACAGTGCTTTTGACATGCTTGGGTATGACAAAGAAACTCGTAAAGAACAATTAACAGAGGATCAAGAAAGTTCTATTTGGTTAAATTTAATGAGAGCGGGACTTGCTATGGCGGCAGGTGAAAGCGACAATATGTTAACAAATGTAGCTAAAGGATTTTCAATTGGTCTTGAAGGTTATGGTAAAGACATGAGAAATCTTACAGATGATTACAGAGAAGATATAAACAAATACCAAACAACCATGTATCAACTGTTAAAAGACAAAAAATCAGAAAACATTGCTATGAACGCATTAGATGTTCAAAGAAAAACAGCAGAGTTTAGTATTGTAAGTCAATTTCGTGGGGAACAAAGAGAAGACTTGTTGCAAAAGCTTAACAATGAAGTCACTATGAGAAAGTTAAAAATACAAACTTTAAGCACTCTTGCAAATTTTGATTTAGAAAAAATGAAGCTTGATAAATCCGATGCTCAATTTCAAAAAACAATGGAAATAAATTTAGCAAAAATAGCTACAATGTTACCAAAAGAAATTCAAGCTGCTCAAGCTGAAGGTTTAGTTGAAATAATAGATCAAAACAAACCATTGACTGCTGATAATTTAAGACTTACACAAAAAGGTATAGATGCTCAATTTAGTATAATATCAGCAATGAAAGATACAAGTAAAGCAAGAACAACTGACACAATGGAAAAAATTAAAATATCTGGATCAATGGGTGGATTTGGTATAAAAGCAGCGCCAGGTGTAGAACTTTCAGAAAGTCAAAAAAATCAACTTGGTAAAGTTATAGAAGATTTAAATAAATCAACTAGCACATATCAACAAGCAATAGATCAAACGACAGGTTCTCCTGGAGCAGCTCTTGGTGTTTTAGTAGATAAGTTTAAACCATTGTATAATACATCTAACGGTAAAATTGTTCTTGATTATAACGATTTACCTACTTATATAAAAAATGCTATAGAGAATGGTGATGAAGATACTTTAAAAGAATACGCTAAAGTTCAGAACTTTATTATTAATAACCCGTAAAATAGGTTAATTAAATGTTTACTTATAATGTTGACGGAAAAAACTACACCTACTCAAAAGAAATAGGTCAAGAAGAAGCTGAAAGAAGAGTAAGAGCTTTTAAAGAACGATTAGCCCAAACAACAAAAGAAGACACATACGAAGGATTCTTTACTGAAGCTGGTGAGGGTGTTCTTTCTGGACTATCTAAAATACCCGAAGGTATTATAACAACTGGAACTTTAATTTCTGATGCAATTACTGGTGGCAGAGCTACTGATGCAGTTGAAAAATGGTTTGATGATGTTAGAGAAGAATTAGGTATTGATCCAGAAGGAGCGGCAGGTAAAGTCACAGAAGCATTAGTTCAGTTTGGTATACCTGGTGTTTGGGCAGCATCTGCCATTACTAAAGTTGGTAAATTAGCAACGGGCACTGGAACAAGTTTGATAAGTGGACCTGTTACAAGAGGAACCAGTAAACTTTTAGACAAGTTTGCTCCTAAAACTAAAAAATCTTTAGAAGCTTTTGAAAGAAGGAGAGAAATACTAGAAGGTCAACCAAGAATAGGAGCAAAAAATCCAGAAATAGGTCCTAAAAATGCTCGTATATTGGGAACAAGACTAGGAGATATAAATAAAGGCAGAGATCCTTTTAGAAAATTTAGAGATAAAAAAACTGGTGAGATGGTTTTTAAAACACAAACCAGGCAACAAAAGTTAGGACGATATGCTACAATGGCAACTGCCGCAGGTTTTGCAGATGCAATTGTTTCTACAGATGATACACAAACCATAGGTGATTTTTTTGATGCAGGCCCAACAAACACAGTTGACGCAGTAGGTATGGATGGTCAAGAAAGAGCATTTGCAAAAATATTAAACAAATTAAAAGTTGGTGTTGAAGGTGGTGTTGCTACTGCTCTTCTTCCTCCAGCATTTGGTGCTTCATTAAATGTTTTAAACAGGACACTTGGAGCACGACCCGTTGAAGCATTGTCTACATTAAATAAAACGGCGGGTAAGTTTGCAGAAGCGGTGCTTCCAAAAGAAACAACAGTATTAGATTTAGCTAGTGGTATGACAGTGCCTTTAGCAAGAACAGCGGTTGGGGGAGTAAAAAAAGCGATTGCTAGAAGAGAACAAAATTTAAAACTAGAAGGTGAAGATGTTTCTACTTTACCAAAAATTGTTGGTAAGTTAGAAGCATTGTTTAGATACAGAGGATTTTTAGATCCAATTGTTGCAAGAGCAAGGTCTTTAATTAATCCAGAAGTAGAAGGCAATATTAAAATTGCTAAACAAAAAATGCAAAAGATTGATGATAAAATAAAAGAAGTTTTAAAAAATCCAAGATACACAGGACTTCCAGACCATAATAAGAAAAAATACATTGATAATTTTATGGATGTATTAGAAGGAGCAAGAAAAGGTCAAAATTTATCTAATTTATCTCCAAGACAAAGAAGAATAGCCGCAGATAAAGAAAATAAAATTATTGATTTACCAGATGAACTATATCAATTGTATTTAGATGCTGCCAATAATATTAAAGGACTAACAGATCAATTTTTAAAAAGTAAAGTTATACAAGATTTACCAGAAGATGCCGCTATTCAAGGTGGACTTACTAGAGCACAATTTGAAAACCAAGTAGAAAGAATGATGAGAGAGGGTGGTTATTTAAGAAGATTGTATAGAGTTTTTAATGATAAAAATTATCAAATTGCTCCCGAAGCAAAAAATTCTATTATTCAAAAAATTATGAATAGAGAAGGCATAGATTATGGTCATATAAGAGGAATACTATCAGACACTCCCTATAAAATACTTGATGACGAAATGGCAGAATTAGTGGCAGGAACAAGGTCTCTTACAAGAGACCAAGCCGAAGCTTATATAAATAAAGTTGTTAGTAATGCAAAACAAAAAGGTGGCAATAGAGGTCTTGGTCTTAATAGATTATTTCAGACAAGATTAGATATAAGTTTAATTAATAAAAGAAAAGTTGATAGTGAAGTTCAAAGATTAATTCTTGGTGAAATTAGAGATCCAAGAGAAGCTTTTATTTCAACAGTATCAGAATTATCTAATTTTGTTGCAACTGATAGATTTTTAAGTTTGTTTAAACAATCAGCAGATGCAAACATTGCTCAAGTAATAGCGAGAAATGCAGCACGACCCACGACTCTTGCTGGTAAAGAAGAAAAACAAGTTTTCTTTAAGATGGATGATGAAATTATTAATTGGATAAAAAGTAAACCTCAAGAATATAACATAAACCCAGACACTATTAGTAGAGTTTCTGAATTAGATTCAAAGCTTTTAGGTAAAGCATTAGATGATTGGCAAGATGCTCATCCAAACCATGTTATTTTAGGTCGTTCTGCTGAAACTACTTTAGCAAAAGATGCTTATTCTCCTGGTGCTAATCAAACAAGTAGTATTTATGGAACAATGTTTGGGTATGCCGTGCCAAGAGTTATGTTTAATAATTTAAGTAATTCGGTTTGGACTGATGCTGATACTATGCCAACTTTACTTAGACAGGCATATGGCATGATGCAAACTTTAAAAGGTGCAACTCAGTACGCAAAAACAATTTTGTCTCCATTAACTCAAGTGCGAAATGTAACTTCTGCTTCTGGATTTGCTTTATCTAACGGTAATGTAGGTAAAGGAGCTAGTCTTGGCACTTCAATAAATCTTGTTCTTAGAGATGCTATTGACAAAGAATTAAAAATGAAAGGCATGACTTTTTTAGATTTAAAAAGAGATGGTAAAACATTAGATTTTCTTGTAGATATGCAAAGACGAGGTGTTATTGGAAGTTCGGCCCAATTACGAGAAATACAAGATAACTTGAGAAAAGGTTTAGGCTACGAAGCAAAAGGTGATTATGTTCAAGCACAATTAAGAGGGGGAGAACAAAGATTAGGTAGATCAGATCCACAATTTAAAGCAGAAAAAAGAAGTAAGCTTGGGCAATTTTTTAGAAAACCTTTAGGTGTTGCAGAAGATTTATATAGAGGTGGTGATGATATTTGGAAAATATATAATTATCTTTTTGAATTAAATAAATTTAGAAATGCTAGAAGAAAGATGCAGTCTTCCGAAATTAATTTGGCTAAAAAACAACCTACCTTTAATAATTTAAGTAAAGATGAACAGTTAGCAGCAATTGCAAGAGCAACAAAAAAAGCTGATGAAGAATTTGGTAGATATATAGGAGCAAAATCTGGTGCTACAGCAGAAGAATTAGATGAAGCATTTAAACAATTTACAGCAGATAATATTCGTAACCTTGTTCCAAACTACGAGCTTGTTCCAGATGTGATTAAAGGATTAAGGGGTATGCCTCTTGGTAACTTTATTGCTTTTCCTGCAGAAATTTTAAGAACTGGCTTTAACACACTTGATGTTGCTATGAAAGAACTAGCAAGTGATAGTGCCGCTATACGAGAGATTGGCTCAAGACGATTAACAAGTTCTTTATTTACTTTTGGTGTATTAGGAGAGGGATTACAAAGGTTTGGTCAGATGATGACTGGTACATCTGATGACGAAGTTGATGCTATTAACAGATTATCTGCACCGTGGCAAAGAAATTCAATGTTAATACCAGTAGGTAAAGATGAAAAAGGCAACCCAGAAGTTATAGATTTTAGTTATACAAACCCTTGGGATATGTTGTCTAAACCATTTCACACTGTGCTTAGATCATTAAGAGAAGGAAATAGATTAGATAAATCTGATTTTGCTAAAGTTAGAGGTGCTGCTTATGATTCTATAGGTGAATTTTTTAGTCCTTTCTTTGAAGTTTCTATGATTTATGATTCGTTTCTTAATGTGTTACCTAAAGAAAGTGTATTAGGTTTAGGTGTTGGAAGAGGTGGAGTAACTCGTTCTGGTGCTAAAGTTTACAAAGAAGGTGATGGATTAGGACTTCAATTAGAGAAATCTTTAGTGCATATACTTGATACTTTAAAACCAAACATTCTTCCAATTAGAGTGCCAACTGGTGCTGATCTTGGAATCGTAAGAGGTCAACCAGTTAAATCAGTTGAACTAGGCAGAACAGCAAGAGGTGTGTTCTTTCCAGAAGGTGGAGAGTTTTTAGGTTTTAATGTTAAAGCAGAAGAACCCACAACAGGTAGAGAATATAAAAGGTATGGGGAATTATTTAGAGCGTTTACTGGATTACAATCTCAAGTTATAGACAGAGAAAAAATAGCTGAATTTAAAGCACAAGAATTTAAAGCTTTACGATCTGAAGCAGCTACATTGTTTACAGATTCTTTAAGACTTGAAGACCCTAGTGAAGAACAAATACTAGAAGCTTATCTAAGAGCTGATGATGCAAGATTTAAAGCGTTTAAAGAAATGAAATTAAACTACGACAGTTTAAAAAAATTAGGTTTTAAAGATAATAAAATTATAAAAATATTAAAACAAAAAGCAGGTCTTGGTAACAAAGAAATATTTTCATTAAAAGCAGATAAATATTTACCTTATCTTCCAAGTAAAAATAAATTAGCTGAAGCTAAAAGAAGAGGTGTAGATGTACCTTATTCATCTTTGATTAAATTATATAGAAATAGATTTGGTATAAGATTAACACCAGAACCAGAGAAAAAAGAAGAACCAAGAGAGGTAAAAGAATTTTTAAATTTAAGAAACCAAAATGTACCAGCTGAATTACCAAAACCAAGACCACAAAACTTGAGTCAACCAGAAATTAATGTTACACAAAATAGAGTTAATACTGAGTTGTTAAGACCAAGTCCAGAGAATAGGCAAATTGCAGCTTTTCTTGGCGGTAACCCAGAAGAAGTTTTAAAAAATATGGAAATAGCTAGGAGAACAGCATGAATCTATCAACCCATTTTAGTCTAACAGAGTTTATTAAATCACAAACAGCAGAAAGAAAAGGAATAGATAATACTCCTACTCAAGACCACATAGAAAGAATGAAAATTTTATGTGTGTCAGTTTTAGAACCTATTAGAACTGAATTTGATAAACCAATTATGATAAATTCTGGGTATCGTAGTCCAGATTTGTGTGAAGCGATTGGATCAAAATCCACCAGTCAACATGCAAAGGGCGAAGCGGCAGACATAGAAATACCAGGTGTTGATAATGCAGAATTGGCTAAATATATTCAAGACAATTTAAATTTTGATCAGCTTATATTAGAATGTTATACTGGAGATCCAAGTTCTGGATGGGTTCATGTATCTTATGTTGGTCTTCACGCTAACAGAAAAGATGTACTTACCTATGACAGAACAAATGGTTATAGAAAAGGATTGATTGTATGAAAGAAGGTCCATTAAAACAAGCAGTTGAAAAAGATCATGGCAATGAAGTTTTAATGCAACAATTTACAACTTTTAAATTAAAAGAAGGTATGCTTTTAAAAGAAACAGTTACAAGAAGATTTGATTTTTTTGGTGATTATCACGATGATTTTAGTTCAGAGCCAATTTTTCAAGTAAAAAAGATACCGAAAGAATACCTACATTAAGGAGGGAAAAATGCCAGTAGTTAAAGGAAAAAAATATCCGTACACAAAAAAAGGAATAGCAATGGCTAAAGCTGCTGCTAAGAAAAAAAGGAAAAAATCTAAAAAAGCATGAGACCTGATCCATATAGTTTAATAATGTTTTTATTTTTTTCTTTATGGATAGCGTTTGTATTTTTTAATTTTGGATGATAGAGTTTTTTATGGTTTTCTTTTTTTGGATTTTAATTGTTTTTATAAATACATACGCACATGCAGGTGAATGGAATGAAAAACCAGTAATGTGTGAACAAAAAGAAATAGCTTTAAAAGCAGTTAAAGACAAAGGTGAAATACCAATGTTTACTGGAGTGCAGAGCACCAAAGTTCGTGACAAAGAAGGTCTTTCTGTAGTTCCTGCTCATATACCAGTTCAATTATTTGTTAATTTAAAAACTAAAACATATACGATTATGGAGTATCATCCTAGTTATAACAGTGCTTGTGTTTTAAGCTTTGGGGATGATTGGAAAAGTATAGGATCAAAAAGTTAATGAATGATAGAGTTTCTTCTTATCTTTATGATAGATGATAAAATTGTAAATCAAACACAAAGATTTCAAAATATAAATCGTTGTTTATATTTTGCAGAAAGATTAACCAATCAACCTAACATTCCAATGAAAGAAGGAAAAGTTGGGAAAATTCTTGCATATTGTAAGCCTGTGAAGAAAAATTAGGCTCTCAGATCGCCACACAGAGGCAAAACAAAGTGCTCGTGTGTGATTATATCCTAAAAAGGTGTAATGCTTTCTATGTTTAAGAAATAAGCCTTTATCCAACTTCTCCCCAATTACTACCTAATTCGGCATCTACCTCAAAGGGTATCTTTAAATCTGGTACACAATTGCACATAATGTCTTTAATTTTTTCAACTTCCTTCTCATTTTTAATATTAAAACAAAGTTCATCATGCACTGTAAGTGTTGGACACAATCCTTCTTCATAACAATCTATCATTGCTTTCTTTGTTTGGTCTGCACTAGACCCTTGAATCAATCTATTCAATGCTTTGTATGTAAATGCTCTTCTAATTCTACCTTTAGAACCATATTCTTGAATTGCCTCTTTCATAGGTAATGCTTTATTGTATTGATAAGAAATTGGCTCATACATATTAAACCTACATTTACGGCCCAACCATGTTCTGATAACTCCAGTTTCAGATGCTCTTCTTGTCGCTCTGTCCGAAACAGATTTTAAAAAAGGAACTCTCTCATTATATTTTTCTAAAAGAGAAGTTGCTTCATCTACAGACAAGTCAAGTATGTTAGCTAATTTAGCTTTGCCCATTCCATACATCAATCCAAGATTTACTGTCTTCGCTTGTTTCCTAGGTATACCTGCAATGTCTGCTACCATTTGATGAAAATCTGCATTACCTTCTTTATACATGGTTACTATGTCATCTATTTGTGGGTGTCTATCAACACCTGTCAAGGTAGCACAGTAATGAACTAACCATCTTGGTTCTTGTGAGGCATAATCAAAGGAACCCCATTTGTGGTGCTCCTCCGGGATAAACAAACCACGAATTAATTTTTTAATCTCAGGATCTCGTGCTGGGATCTGCTGCAAATTGGGGTTGCTTGAACTAAAACGACCTGTTACAGTACCACCACCATCAGAACGAAGAGGATGAAAATCACAATGTATACGACCTTTATAAGAATGCTCAAGAATAGTATCAACAAAAGTTGTGTTCGCTTTATTTATCTCTCTAATCTTTATAATTTTTTTCGCAATAGGATGATGATGATTAGCGAGAAATTGTTTTGTAAACGCGGGAGACCCAGACTTTTCTGTGCGAGAGTAAGAAAGTCCCACAGCGTCAAAGACTTTTGCTACAGATGTGGCGACCCAAGGTTCCATCGCTACGCCAGTGTCCTTAGCTATTTCATCAAGTAAAGTTTTTTCTAATTTTGTTAAATCTTTTTTGACTCTTTGAGCTTTGTCTAAATCTACACGAACACCTTTTGTTTTCATGTCTAATAAAATAGGTGTAAGTTTTGTCTCTAAATTAAATATGCCAGTGCATTCTTCAGAAACAATTTTCTTTTCTAATTCGTTCCATAATCTTAAAGTTATTAAGGCATCTTGTTCTGCATACGCACCAACATAACGAGGTGGCAATCTCCACATGCCAGACTTTGGATCTACTCCAAATTCTTCTGCTGCACTTTTTAAAAGTTTTTCATCTTTGTATGTTTTTAAATGATCTCTAGCCAAAGAATTTAAATTATAATATCTTCTGTTTTCATCTAACAAAGGAGCAACAACCATGGTATCTCTTATTTTACCTTTAACTTCTATACCCTCTGCTCTAAGCCAACCTAAATCATATAAAGCATTATGAAAAACTACAGTTTTTGTTGTTTCCTTACAAATATCATCAAGCCATTTCATTACAACTTTTCTTGGCATATTACCTACAGTATGTGCTATAGGAAAATACCAAGCACTATCACCTGCAGCTACGGCAATTCCAATAATGTGTCCATCTTTTCTACACCACCCAGGCCCAAGCTTTGTAAGATTTTCATCTCTTGTCTCCAAGTCAATAGATATTGTATCGTATTGTGATAAATCTGGTAATGTTTGAGGGGGAGTCCAATCCGAATCAGCATTTCCCCAAGAAATGTCTTTTATATCTTGTTCTAATAAATGGTACTGGTCATTTTTCATTTTTTTCCTTTTCTACAAATTCGCCACCAAGACCAGTATACCCCCCAATGTCAATCCAACTATCTGTCTTCTTTGGAGAAAAAATTAATCTGGCTATTTTTAAAAGAATTAAACACAAAACAACTTGAGGAACTGTAACCTTAACACTAAAAACCACAGACCATAAGTCAGCAATTCTTTTATGGTTTTCATACGCTGGACCATAATCTTCTGCTCTGTCTACATTAATAAGTTTTATTGCTTCTTTTAAAATATCTTCTCTGTTCATGTTTTCCCCTATAATTCAAACCTATATTGTGCAGTAGATTCAATAAGATGCAAGGACTTTTTAGCACGAGTCATTCCTACATAGAATACTCGGTACTCTGAATCTTGATCCCAACTGTCTGCACATGCTTTTGTTGAGTCTAAAAGAAGAGCCACATTATCAGCTTCTCCACCTTTAGCTTTATGAATTGTAGAAACACGAACCCTAGGAGCAGCCGTCAGAATCTTCTCCCCCCTTCTCCTCACCGAAGTTATGTAAGCCACTTCCTGCTCCGATACTTTCAAAACATTCTGCCAAGGTGTTTCCGATGTCGCTTGTAAGTTGCATTTGTTTATAATGTCTTGAAGAGTATAGGTTTGATCTAACTCTAAAGTAGCCATAATCTTTCTGCCTGATTTTGTTATAATGTTTGGATCTATTAATTTTGAAAAAGTTTTTAATTGTTCTGAAGTCAAAGTCTCTTTCTTGCATAGTTTAAGCCATACCTCTATTGCATTTAAAACATTTGGGGAAATAGACCAACCAGTGCCCTCTCTCCAAAAAAGATGACCGTCCTCTTTTAATTTGAGACATACCTTGTTTACAATATAATTTGTTCTCGCAAGTATTAACCATTCGCCACTTGATAAGTCTACATCTAGTATATCCCTATACCATGTAATAAAACCTTTTTGTTTTAGGGGTTGCCATTTTTTATTTTCTCTGGTTCTAACTTTTTTTATAAGAAAATCTGCCATATCATGTACAACTTCTGGAACACGATAGGATTTTTTTAAAATCATTTTATCTTTACTTGCATTTAAAAACTGACCTACATCTACACCCATCCAAGAATATATTGCTTGATCATCATCACCCGCATAATAAATTTCTTTAGAGTTAGGAACTAAAACTTTTTTAACCATACTCCATTGTAATGGTGCTAAATCTTGTGCTTCATCTACAATTAACAAATCAAACTCTGGACTTGTACCTTCTGCTATAAATTTTTCTATCATATCAACAAAATCATACTTACCTTTTACTCTTTTATAATCAGAATAAGCCTTGTCTAAAACCTTTAATTGTTGCCAATGTAAATCGTAATCCCATCCTTTAACATATTGTTCTTCTGTTGTTATTTGTTTTACCCTAGCCATTTGAATAATAGCCATGTATTTATCACCACCTGCACCAACACTAAATAAAGGTCCTTCTTCTATATTTAATGTTTGAGAAGTTCTAAAATCTAACCCAACAAGTCTACCAAGTTCGTTATAATCAGATCCTTTAAAAACACTTTGTGAATTTAAACCCAACCACTGAAATGCAAGTGAATGTAAAGTTCTAAAATAAACCATATCTTTTGTATCTAAACCCAACTCCACAGAAGCACGATCCCTTGCCTCTGTCGCTGCCTTTTTACTAAAAGAAAAGAAACCAATTCTTTTAGGGTCTACCCCTTCAGATATTCTATTCTTAACTATATCTATAAGTTTTGTTGTTTTACCTGTTCCTGGTGGCCCAAATATAGTTGTCTCACTCATTTTTCCATCTCTAACTTTCCGTGACATGCTTTACAAACACATATACATTTTTCTATTTCTTTGTTTAATGTATCTAAATTTCTATCTTCACTAATTATGACTGCAACTGCTTTATATTTTGTACTAGGATCTACATGATGCCACTGCAAATGTATAGCCTCTTTGTCATATCCACACATTTCACAACCCCTAGACAATTTTATTTTGTCATTATATTCCCTTAAAATTCTACTTTTTTTTGCCCATCTACCTACCATTAAAAAGGTATCTCCTCTTCCTTTATATCAACAGATTTTACCTCTACCTCTGATCCAAACTCTGGTATCCACCAAACTCTCATGGCTTTCCATTTACCTTGTGATGTTTGAAAATTTTTTACAATAGAACTATCCCCTTTATTTATCTCTTTTATTCTCTCTTGTACTTGTGCTCTTGTATAACTATCAAATTTTCTACTTCTCAAAAAATCTATTAAACTCTCTAAACGAAAATAAGTTTTACCTTCTTCAACATCTGTATATGGTTTACCTAATACAACCTCTTCAAAACTTTGTGCTTGAACTCTACCTGTGCAATACAACTCAAGCAAAGACATAAACTGCCCTTTGTAAGTTAATTCCTCTGGAACATTTATTTCGTTACAATTTTCTAATAATGTGTTGACTTGCTCTTCCCACAAAGAATCTTTTAATTTTGGTGGCATAAAGTTTAATTGCTCCATACATGCCCTTTGAAATAATCTTGGAGTTTGTAATTCTTCTGTTGTTAATTCTAATCGTCTGCCATCTATATCTAAAAACCAAAGTCTTGGCTCTGATAATATTACTGAAAGTCCACTAATCGTAGGCATAGATGTTGTCCCTATACCATGTTTTAATCCTCTACATATACCTTGATTACAATGTGAAGGCATGGGTTCTTCTTTACAAAGATACTGATATTCTTTTTTCTCTAATGTAGATTGTATTGTAACAATCTCTGACGCTGGTAAAGGGGGATTAAAATGTTTTACATTTAATTCTTCTAATTTTGCTTTCCAATTATTAGGTACAGACTTTTGTAAGAACACTCCCAATTGAAATGCCGTTTTATTCCTTTGACCCTCGTGCACTCCCATACTTAAAAGAGCACGAAGGCAAGGAACATATCCTGGAAATAAATTTACAGGTCCACCAATAGGTATTTGCATAAAATCATTTGGGGAACATGTTTGAGTTTTTACTTCCTCAATGAATTGTTCAAGTGTAGCTTCAACGAATCCATCTTCTGTTTGAATGACCGCGTATCTGAGGGTTTGAGTATGATCAAAATAAGGAAGATTAATAAAATTACCAATGTCCCCACGCTCCACCAAAACTTGTTCTTGTTTTGGGAAAATCTCGCAACGACCATGACCCAGTCCCGCAGCAACTTCTGCAGCCTTGTCTCTAAAATCACCTGCATTCATCCACTCCTTAAAAAAGAAAAATATATGTGCACCGCCACTTTTACTACGGCACACGACACATGGAATCTTGAGTTCTTTCAATTTAACAACAAGAGCATTATGATCCAAGGGATATTGGTCTATGTCAAGAGCACCAAATCTACACTTGTTCTCTTCATTTATAGGTATAGCACCGACACCTTTTTTGCCGTCTATATGCCCTTGCATTAATTCTAGTGTAAGTGGTTGTCTGACAATAAATGATTTGGCTTTCTGTTTGCCATTCATTCTTTGATTTGAAACTTCTGTCTGCCCATGAGCAGAACTAAAACCTTCAAATATTTTCAATAATTCTTCTGCTAAATTCACTCTTCACCCCAAAAAATAAGAGCCGTATAAATGGAGGAATTTTATACGGCTCAACTTTAGTTATTAAAACGGCACTTCATCGCCAGCTTTTTCTGCCATTTCATCGGCAGAAGCAGCAGCCATTTTAATGTCCCCTTTTCTTACACTCTGATACATAGTACGAGCCTCTAGCATCATCTCTTCTATATCAGATGTAATTTCAGTTATGCGATCTAACTTATAGTTATACCAAGTTCCTTGATCATTACTCTCGGAAACTGTACCCAATTTCCAAGCCGTGCCATAAATAGGCATTGGTTTACCACTTGGCAAACGAATACCGTTCTTTAATGTATTCCATCTTCTTGACACTTTCAACTGTGTTTTTTTCATGTCAAGAACTGCTGGAGCACTTTGACCATCAGATCCTTTTGCAATAACCAAATGTTGATGAGTTCTTACTAACTCATTACCACTCGGTAACATTTCAATCGTCCCCTCACGAGTCGTTAAATTAATGTCATTGTCTGTCGGAGACAATTCTTTAATGAAACCACCACCTGTTGAGCGAAGTGCAAATTCCAAAAATTTCTTTTCAAAATAGCACGGAACAATGATTACTCCTTCATCGGCTTTGTAAATCTCTTGACTTACAGTATTAAAAATATCGCCTTGTTCAGCACCTTTAATGTATAAACTATCTTGTTTATTTAATTGTGGCGACAAAGCCTGCAATATCCTAACAAAAGGAATTTGCATATCATCAGTTGTAAAGTTTTCAAGACCTGCACCAGAGTCTGCTTCAAGCATTTTGTCAAGTTCTGATACCACAACTTCAGTGGTCTTTTTTTGTGCTACTTGGTTCATTATTGACCTCCCTTTATTTTTGCACGATTACCTTGGTATACCCCGAATAAATCAAAATCAATATCTTTACCGTTTTCAATTCTATTCTTAACCCAAGTCTTTAAAGTCATTGGATGTACATGAGTTTTCTTCACTGGGTTTAAACCTTGCTTTGTAAGATCATCAACCACGGCTCCCGCGACATTGTCTTGTCCCATGTTAAAGCCAACCACGACTTCATTCTTAATAATATCGCCCTCACCACAAGTGCGAAGAAAAGAAAAAGCTTCATCTTTTCTTGCCTCTGGGATACGAGCAGATACATACTTATCAACAGTAACTTTGTTACCATCTACTGATAAACTTTCAACACCAAGTTCTTGCATCAAGGAAGGTATATCTTCCTCGTCTACATTTCTCTTTCTGTGTTGAAGGTCTTTGAGATGTTGTTCGGCATCTTTAATTTGTTTGTCTAAATCAATTGATTGCCTAATTAATGATGATAAGTTTTTAGTCTTTTCTTCACCGACTTTAGCAAAAGCTTGAGGGTCAGCAGCCTCATTCTCAAAAAGTGAAAACACATCACTCATCTTTCTCTCCTTCTTCGTTAAAGTTTATGCTCTTCAGCGTTAAAGTTTGTTAACTAGAAACTACTCTAATCTCTTGTTCCTTGTCAACGGTTTTTTCATGCTCTCTTTTAGTGAGATATGAAATCGTACCACCAACAGACCTATCGTTTCTGTCGGCTATTTCTTTTAGCATTGACCAAATGTTAATTGGCACTGCTACTGATTTCCATTTATTCGGATCCATTAATTTTCCTTTCGTTAATTTGATGAAAGAGGTAGAACGGAGAAACCTAGGGAAATCAAAACAAAAAAACCTAGGAAGAACTACCTCAATCACTCATCATAACAACACACAATTTACTTGAGTGTCACTATAATCCCTATCACAATAATAACCATATTGTCAAATAAAATCTCAAGTTTTCTTTTTTTCTTTTGTTAATGCAATTCTTGTATGTTTTTGGCTTTCATACAACGATTGCTCCCAAGACATTTTTATATGTTCTTCTCTCCTAAAATCATTGATATGTATTTTTTTAGTTTTTTTATCTTGGAATTTTTCAACATTAAAAAATATAACTGACCTTTCTTTTATTGCACATAGAGCAATGATATCACATTCTGCTTTTGTGTATGGTCGTTTATCCCCACCTTGAACAACTTGAAAATTATATAAATCTTTATTCATATAAGTTGCCGTCTTAACTTCTATTCTTTGTGGCACAAGCAATGATCCATCTACACTTTTTGTTGCCACAATATCTGTACCATCTTGTTTGACTAAACCACAATCAACACCAAGCATACATAGTTGTAGTGCCGTGCAGTATTCTCCTGCCATGCCTATCAATTTCTCAAGTCTCATATTTTTAACCATTCTAAAACCCTTTCTCCTAAAGTTATATTTGCTAGTTTATTTTTTGATAACAATGTTTTAACAATGTGAACATCAACTGTGTTTGGACACATCAAATCAACATACAATACTGGGTGATGTTGCCCTACTCTATGAGCACGATCCTCGGATTGTTTCCTTGACTCTAAATTAAAATCGTTTGAATAATAAATTACATTTGTCGCTGCATGTAATGTGATACCCATACCACCAGTTTGAGGATTGCTTACAAAAAATCTTACATCACTTTCTTTGTCTTGAAATTTTTTTATCGCATCTTGTCTATCTTCAACTGATGTATCCCCATAGTAATTTACTACAGTATTAGACCCATAAGTTGTTTTTAATTTTTCTGTTATAGATACTATGTCATGACGAAACCTAGACCATATAATTATTTTGCCTTCCATTTCTTCAATAACTTCCATCAATACATTCATTCTATTGTTTTCAATTAATTTTGTTTCACCATCATCTGTCACTAAATAACCACACAATAGTTGTTGCAATCGGAGTAATTGTGTCATGACTTCTGGAGCACTGACCATTTCTCCACTTTCCAAAAAAGCCACCGAAGTTTTTTTAATGCTATGATAATGTCTTTCTTGTTCCATTGTTAAATCAACTTGTCTCGTTGTATATATCTTTGGTGGTAAATCTAATGCCTCTTCTTTTGTTGTCCTATAAGAATAAGGATCTATTTTACTTTTCATCTCATCTAAATTTTTAAAACCAACGACTTGATTAAAACTATGATTACCCATTCTTCTATTCATTATAACAGCGTATCTGCCTTGAAAAGACCAATAAGAATTGTGTCCTAATATGCTCGTGCTTAAAAATCCAAACTGTGAATATAAGTCAAGTGGCGATTTTGTAATTGGTGCTCCTGTTAATATTCTTTTATACTTCGCACCCCCACCAAATTTAATTAAAGCTTTTGTTCTTTTCGCCTGGATATTTTTAATCGTGGTAGACTCGTCTATCGCCAAAAGAAACTCACTTCTATGTGTTACCTTCTCTAAATATTGTAATACTTTCTTGGTCGCAAAAGCCTCAACATTGATTAGAATGATTCTAAACTGATGTCTCTCGGTCACCGAATCACGGAGCTTTTCAGTTTCTTTTTTATTTAAGTTTGCTTTCCATACATATATTTCATGCTCTATATTTTCTCTCATGTGTATGGGTATTTCATTGTCTCGCCAATTTAAATACACGCCCTTTGGTGCAACAATAATCGCAGAGTCAATATGTCTATTCTCATATAACCATGCCATATTATCTATTAATACTTTTGACTTACCACACCCCATCTCCATAAAGTAAGCAAAATTTCTTTTATCAAAACTTTTTTCTAGTGCCTCTTCTTGATGTTTGTATGGTTTTGTCTTGTAAGTAAAATTCATATTATCCCTTTTTTTATAGTTAAATCACATTTTTTCCCATAAGTCAAATAAAAAAAATATTATTTATATGTGTCGTCTATCCAAGCTAATGTTGAACTAGAGGACATGGTTTGTCTATATTTGTCCCTATGCCTCGGCTCTCTTTCTGCAACCGCTCTTGGATCATCTTCAAACGATCCGTCTTGTATCTCCTGTTCTTCCTCTGGAGTGAGAAAAGGCCCCCAGTACCCTTGCCACGAGTCAAGCGAAGTCCTCTCTTTCCTAGTCCAACCCTCAAGTTTTGCTATCTTCTGGATCATCTCCTTCGGTGTCCCAATCTGGAGTGAAATAGAATCTGAGTTCCTCCCCACTTTCCACATTCTCCTCGCTACTGCTATCGCTAGGTGAGGGTGATTTGGGAAACTTGATGATGTTATCTCTATCTTTAGAGTGTATGTCTTTTTCTTCATTCTTCTTCATCTATCTCTCCCTCTTCTAATTGAATATTTTGCATTAAACCCAACTTGGCACTTTCTAAATACCAAAGAACTTCGGCAGGGTCTTCAAAAGTTGTTATCATTTCAACCTTCCCCTGTTTAGTAACTCCCATTATAACTGCTTGTTCTAATCTTTTTTTTGCCGTGTCGCAAACTTGATGTAAAAGTAATTTTGTTTTTTTTACTTTTCCAGGAAATTTTATTACATTATCTGTCATCATTTCTGTTGCCCTTGGCAACATTCTTCAACAACTGCTTTACAAATAACACATTGCGTGTGTCCATGAATCTCAATTGTTCGTAAAACTCCTTGGCATCTTGGACATCTCGGAGAACAATGCTCTTTAATGTTTTCTTCATCTAATATCATCTGATCCCTTGGTAGTGTCTCGTTCATCTTTTTCCTCATATACTGTTACTTGTCCATTATATTTCATTTCTCTGTATTTGGAAGCTAATAATCTACTTCTTTTTGCTAATTCAGTATCACCTGCAGCAGAATACTCAACTGACTTCTCTTCTAAATCTTTTATGATTCTATCTATTACCATCATGTCTTCGTTCCTACTTCTTTACATTGCATGTGCATAGTGTGTGGATAATATATTCTTGGTCGGATTTGTACCATCATCTCCCCAAGTCTTGCACCACATTCTTTTTCTGTTGCATATCCTTTTGGCTCAATAGTATCTTGTATCTCTATACACTTTGGTTGTGTGTATAAAGAGCATATAAGTATTAATGCTTTAAACACTTAACCTTCCAATACTTTTCTCCAACAAGTTACCAACTCCTCTGCATATATTTCGCCACCTTCTTTTTTATTTAAGTCGTCAACTGTGTCAAATATAACCCGCTCTATTCGTTGAACTGCCTCGGTCCACGAAACATTGATTCTTCTATCAGAGTCTGGTTCTTCAATTCTTGTTTGCATGAAGACCTCCTTAAAAAGTTCTTAAATATTCCCATAATTTGTTCTTTTTGTCAATTACATAGTGTTTCTGTCATAATTTTTTGTTTATAAATTTTTTTTTAAAAATAGGTGTATAAATGTATAAATGTATAAACTTGTATAAGTTATTGTTTTTATTACATTCTTACTATACACTTTCGTTACACTTATACACTTCATATTAATCATGGAGTGAGACCGCGAACATTTTTTTTCGTTTTAGATTGAAAAAGTATGGTAGAAACACTATTATAAGCCCATGCCAAAAGAGAAATTTCTTACAAATAGACAAAAAGAGTTTGCTCGTTTCATTGTTGAAGGCACTTATTCTAACGCTGAATGTGCTAGAAAAGCTGGATATTCTGAAGGACAAGCAGCCAAGACTGCATCTTTGCTCCTCAATGGTAAAGATTTTCCTCTGGTTGTTGAGCATATTAAAGACCTTCGTGAAGCTCGTGAGAAAAAATATGGTGTTACCTTGCTCGGTCAACTTAAAAGGTTTGCAGACCTTTCTAAAGGGGCCGAAGAAACTGGACAATTTTCTGCAGCCGTCAATGCAGAAAAGATTAGGTCTTCTCTTGGTGGTCTTGCTATTGATAAAAGAGAAACAAATGTTGTGCATCAACTAGATAAACTTTCTCGTGAAGAAATCATTGCTCGTCTCTCTGAAATAAGAAAAGCATATCCCTCTGCGTTTGTTGAAGGTGAATATGAAGTTGTCGGAGAGAATAAGGGGAGAAAACAACTCTCCGACATGGGTATAAAATAGCAATTCCCGAAATTGCTCTGTGCTTTTAAGAGTTAGCATGGATATTTTCTGCAAGTCAAGAACTGTTTTTTAGATTTTTTATATCTTCTTGAAATTCTTTAATACTTTGATTAATCTCAAGCACTAAATCAAACCCCAAAAGGACTCCTCTTTGCTCTGCAAGGTCTAAATTATTTTTAAGATTTAAAAGTTCACAATGCTCTTCATAAGCGTTTCTTAACTTTTGAATATTTTTAAATGTTAAACTATGTGGCTTCGTCATGTTCTTTTCTCCATTCTTCTATGGTGTTATAAGTCTGTCCATCTCCTATAACACTATAATCTGCCCAACCCAAACATTCATTAACCCCATCTAAAAAAGCATTTAGTTCTTCTTCGGTGTTAAATTTATAATTTGTTATATCTTCTTCTTGTTGCATCTCTCCCCATGCAATATCAATTGAATGTTTCATTTATTGATTCTCCCATTTGTTAATCCATTCAAGTAATTGTTCTGCATATAATTTGCACTCTTCATCAATATATGATTTTGTATCTAATTCTAAATACTCTTTTATCTTTTCAATTATTTTTTTATCTTTCATTTTCAATCTCCTTTACTTTTATTTTAAAAATTTCTAGTGCCGTTCCATAATCATTAGTCGCATCAAATCCACTATCTGAACTAATTTCATAATTCCAATTTGGAATATCGTAATCATCAAAAGTTTGCACACTTAACTCTACAACATCTCCACATGGAGAATCATATCTCTTATAAATTTTATTTGGATTTGGCATTTTCATTTTCAATCTCCTTTTTTAAAGCTAATCCTAAATACATTGCATTTTGAGGACATATAGCATTTCCCAAACCTTTTAATCTGTTTGTTCTATCTTTGTCCAATTCTGTGGATACCCCATTAGGAACTCCGTGAAGTTCACATTCAATTTCCCACCATGTTCGTTGTTCTTTAAGACTTCTCTTGGCAACGATTTGTCTCTGCTTTTCTTCCATGTTGGGTTGTAACTTGCATCTTTCCAGTCCCTCGCTAGAGGAGTTGGATAGTTCCATGCTTTCATTCTTGGTGGACGAAGAGTTACTCCGTTCATCATGGCTTGTGCTTGTTGTTCCGTCATTTCTCCGTTCTCCACTTTCTTTCGGAATATCATTGTCTGACCCTCTGACGCATGACCGAATCCCTTTGTCGTTGGTGTCGGATATAAACTCATTGTCTGTGGGTCTACTTGTTCCCTCAAGTTGCTTGGTCTCTTCCGTCCCTTTCTGTGTCCCTCTTGCATTTTCTTCGTTGCCTCTGCACTTCTTGGGGGAAGATGATCCATTGTGTTCGGAGTTGCATACAGTAAGGTCTTTGCAGACAATCCAGACTCGGTCTCGTTTGTGCCATGCTCCGACTGATGAAGACGGAAGTATAAATGTCCTCGTATGGTAGTTGATGCTTTCCATTTGAAACAAAACCTCGTCAAGTCCCAATGAGACATGCCCATAAACATTTTCGTAAATACAATAAGTGGGTCTTGTTTGTTCAACAATTCTAAAGATGTACGGAAAGATGTGTCTTTCGTCCTCTGCACCTTTTCTTTTTTGAGAGGCGACAGAGAAGGGTTGGCATGGGTATCCACTTGTGAGGATATCAATTGGTTGTTGAATAAATCTTTTTGTGTCATTTGCAATCTCCTTGACATCATTATAAATTGGAATATTTGGAAAGTTCTTTGCTAACACTTTTTGACACCATTCATCAGTATCGCAAAATGCTATTGGTTTAGATAGGTTTGCCCATTCAAATCCTAGAGCAAACCCACCAATACCACTACATAAGTCTAAATGATTAAGCATCTTTCACCTCTTCATCTATTTGGTCATTGTATAAGACTAAACCAAAATCATAACCTTGTTTATAGAAATGATTTTTATTTGTTTCACTTCTAATGCCATACATCAAAGCATCATAAGTTCCATCTTTAAAAGACTTTAATATATTGTGAACAAGTTGTTCGTTCATTTTTTTTGCACTAATCATAACTCTGCCTCAAAATTACAATAACCTTTTTCGTGTAAGCATTCATGAATTTGTTTGCCAAGTTCATATCTTGCATACCATTCCAATACATCTCTAACTTGCTTATCTGTTGAGACTTTACTGCCATCATTATTTTTTA